TTGCTATGAATAGGCTAGTGTTAGCTAGCCCTGCTATTATTATTATGCGTTGAATCATACTCGCACCATTGCCACTACTAGGCAGATTGCTAGGCATACTAGGCCCGCTTTCACGGATACGATTGCTCCTATCGCTAGGCATACTAAGAATGCCATGTGTTAACTCCTCGCTAGGCTAGCTAGCTTATTGGTTGCCTGCTACGCGACTCACTGCGTTGCATGCTAGCCTGGTAGTGCAGACGGCGTGCCACTGCTAGCTCGCATTTAATTCGAGATGGGCTTGCTGCATCGTATAAATATTAGACGGCTGCCTGAAAGATATGCAGGCGGGCAGGGCTAGGCTAGTTGCCTGACGCTATGGGTTAGCTCGGTGCTCGTGCCGGTGAGCGATGCTACACGATGCGGAAGGGCTGCCAGATCGAATAGGTTCGATATGGCGATGCTTAAGCATACTGTGTTGCACAAGCATGGGGGGCGCATAATTAAACAGAACTGGAGCTAGGGCTAGCTATAAGGCTAAAAATATAGTGCTACTAATACTACGCGTCATTTTTCGTCCTATTTAGCCCGTTTCTATTTTGGGTAAGCGCCCATGCGTTCTGTGCAACACAGTATGCGTATGCATTACCAGAACGCATATAGCAGAGATGGCAGCGTGTAGCAGCGGGCTCGCGCTCGTGTTACAGCTTAGCTCGCGTATATTCGAGCTCGCGGTTCGTGTAGCATCGGTGCGTGCGCTCGTGTTACTGCCTCTTATATATGCAATAACACAGCGCGCATGCACATGCGTGGCGCGTCGAGCAGGCAATGACGCATAGCAAACAATAGGCGAACCCCCTGCCCACCCAATGCCACCCTGGGAGGAAGCGCGCATGCGTGTACCTGGTTCCCTCGGAAGTTTATGCAAAATTCCAAATTGACGCGCTTCAGCATAAGCAGCACCTGCCGCATCCCTATATGAGTATAGGGCAGCCGGAGCTGCGCGTCACATATACTAGCGCTTAGCTAGCTTAAGCATGCTTACTAGTATCTGGTACTCGCCAGGCTCGCGGGAAGGCTTGCCCTTACCTACGTCAGCTAGCTTATATCTGCTTGTAGTACCAGGCTTGTGCTTGGGGGTAGGCAGCTTCTCGATCTTGCCGCCTGCTGCTAGGTATTCTTCTAGGGTCTGTCTCTTAGCTGACACGGTAGTTCTCGCTAGGGAAGTTGTTCGCGTCGACTGACACCGCAGCGCCGCTCACCCTCGCTTCGCTCGGATCGTATAATGTAACTAGGAAGCTCCCAGGGAATCTAGTATTTAGTCAAGTCTAGGTAATGCAGTTTATTTGTAATTAATACAACGCATCAATTTCTGCTCCACTAGCTAGCTTAGGCATGCTAAACTAGTGCCTAGTTACTTTGACCCACACGTCAAACTAACTAGGTTACTAACTAGGTTAGCCTCCTGCCTCGAATTGGGCTTGCATACGCGACTAGCGTTGGTAAATATCAAAGCATGGTATTTGACGTAAAAGACCCAGACGGACCTCCTGCTGGGTCAATAAAGCTAGACCCGGACGTAATACGCGAGATGAAAAGGCAAGGCATGCGAATGCCGCAAGGAGTGGCTACCTCTGATTGGGTAGAACCTGCTGAGCTTAATCATCGGCACGATGAGATAATATGCCTCATGCTGCAAGGGTGGACTAAGAAGCGCATAGCCGCACACATGGAGATGTCTTACGATTACATTGTAGACATAACGAACTCAGACTTATTCCAGCGCGAGTACGCCGAAGAACGCCGCATCCGCAATCTCCCAATAGACCGCAAGCGCCTGGAGAGCTTATTCGAGGACGCGATAAGCACGGTCGAGCGAGTAATGCTGAATCCAGAAGAGAGAGGCACTACACGACTCGATGCGGCGAAGTTCGTAGTGGAGCAAGCAATAGGCAAAGCTAAGCAGGATGTCGATGTGAAGGGCACGGTGCTACTCGATGTGATTAATTCGATTGAGAGGCTGCGGGATGCTACACCGACAACTGTACTAGACAAGCCCAAGACTGCGGCTGATAATTTCGTGGACGAGTTTATTCCTGATAACTTTGCAATTGGCAAACGAGGCGACAGTGGCACGCAAGAAGAATCCTAATGAGGATGCCGATAAAGGCTTCATGGACGAGCTGGACGAGGCTAGTGAGGGACCGGGGCATGATGCTCGGGAACTCAAGAAAGCTTTCAAGTGGGATCGCAATGTAGCGTCTCCAGTAATGGCGCCCAGCTCCTCGACGGAGAAGCAATTAGACGCGAAGCGTAAGTCTGCTGCTGGTAAGAGTACGTTTGCAGGGGAACAAGCTTACAAGATTAACAAGCGACGAGGCAGATAGCTTACGCATCGCCTGGTGAGAGGCAATCGAGATGGGCATTATTGTAAGTAGTTCTGGCAGCGGGGGCGGGATAACGGCGTATGCGAATTATGCTTCACTGCCTGCTGCTCCTGCGGATGGCACTGTAGCTGCTACGCTAGATACGGATAGCTTATATATTTACGACCAGGGCACAGTAGCCTGGAAGCTAGTAGGTAGCCCTACTGCTGCGATGAGCATTACTACGTTCGGCTCATCTCCTAATACGAGCGGATTGACGCTGTCTGCTGGTGTGCTGAATATGCAGCCTGCGGATGCGACGAATCCTGGAGGAGTGTCTACCGGTGCTCAAACATTCGGCGGCGTTAAGACTTTCACTTCACCGATATTTATTACTCCTGCGCTTGGAACTCCTGCTTCTGGGGTGCTTACGAATTGCACGGGGCTTCCGCTTACAACTGGAATCACTGGTACTCTAGCGGTAGGCAACGGAGGAACTGGCTTAACTGCTGGCACATCAGGCGGCATACCCTATTATAATTCTACCTCGACTATGCTCTCCTCTGGAGCGCTTACGTCGAATGCTATTACGCTTGGTGGAGGCGCTGGTTCTGCTCCTACATCACTAGCGCTTGGCTCTGCTGGCCAGGCTCTTATGTCTGGTGGTGCAAGCACTCCGACGTGGGGCACACTTGGCCTGTCTGGTGGAGGAACTAACTCCACAACTGCGGCTAGTGCTGGCTCTGTAGTTTACTCTACTGCTTCGGCAATGGCTTACTCAGCAGTAGGTACTTCAGGGCAAGCGTTAATCTCTGGTGGAACTGGAGCGCCTACATGGTATGCTCCTACGGCTGGATCTATTTTATTTGCTGGTACAAGTGGAATACTTCAGCAAGATAATGCCTCATTGTTCTTTGATGATTCGCAGAACTTTGTAGGACTTCAGCAGACCTCGCCACTTCATCCATTGCATTTAACGAAAACAAATACGATCGCGAACAATACAGACAGAAGCTGTATCTTCTCAGACTGGACGACTACGCCAGCAGGAACTACAACTGGCAAATTTTCTGGTATATATTCTAGCGCAGTCTCAAGCGGAACAAACGGTTATAATAGCTTATACGGAGTAAGGTCCACGGCTACTAACTCTTGTTCTGGTGCTGTTACAAACATTGCAGGCTATGAGACTACCGTAACGGCTTCGGCATCTTCAGCGGCACCGACTACGCTTGCCGGAATAATGTCCACGATTACTCTATCGTCTACGACAACTCCCACAAAGGCTTATGGTTCAAAACAAGATATTACTTCAACTGCCAATGGTACTTATGCGAACGTATATGGGCATCATTCTAAGTACACGACAAGCACTTCGCACAATACGACTACAAACTACTTTGGATTCTACTCAGACGTATCGAATAACGTAGGCACGATCACGAGCGCGTATGGCTTCTATATGCCAACGCTTACGAACTCTGCGACTCTTACGAATCGCTGGGGCGTGTATGTGCAAGATACGACTGCGCAGAATTACTTTGGTGGAAACACTGGAATAGGTACGGCGACGCCTGGAGCGCTGCTAGACGCCACGCTAACTGACTCGGGCACTACTTCGCTAATAGCTGCTGAGAGACTTGGTCACTTCTCCTCTGGCACTCCCGCTGCTAACTTTGGTGTGACTCAAGATTTCTATCTTCACTCTTCAACCAACACAGCAAGGCTTGCTTATCAGGTTGAAGTCGCATGGCAGACTGCTACGGATGCTTCTCGTACTTCTTACAATAAGGGTTATGGTGTCCTATCTGGTACTACAACAAAGATGTGGGATTGGGGTCGTGGTGGAGTTGCTACGTTTGAGGTATTTGGTAAAGACACAAATACCACGTTCTTATCGGCAAGCGGATGCGCTGGCGTAATCAATGCTGATACGACGGCGGGCAATACTTCTATCATTGTCATGTCATCTGAGAATACGGCCAAAGCTGCATTTATAGGAAGTAAGTCGAACGATCTTTATTTAGGAACTGGCAACGTCTCCGCTGTCCGCATGTACATGCAGGCGACTACTGGCTATGTTGGAGTAAATACCACGTCTCCAGGTTCATTCATGCATGTCGCGGGCTCGATTCAGAATAAAGTGAGTGCTCTGTCTGCTGACACTACGCTGGATGACACTCACAATGTAATTTCTATGGACGACTCGGCGGCTAGCAAAACGCTTACTTTACCGGCGGCATCGTCCACGATTATTGGACGAACGTACAGAATTAAGAAAATAGGATCAGCGAACACAACAACTATTGCGCGCGCTGGATCGGATACTATCGACGGCGCGACATCGGTTGTATTAAGTGTTCAATATCAGTCAGTAACAATTGTTTGTGTATCCGCAACCACATGGGGAGTTTGGTAATATGAATCCGTTAGCTTGGAATAAAGAAGTAGAGCTGCCATCTGGCGTTGTCCTTACCTATTGGGTTATGGAAACTATGGAAGTTAATTTCAAAGACGCCTCAGCTTTAGTTTACTACTACGGATATATTTCTGAAGCTGCTTACGAGGCTGGTAAACAGCCGATTCAATCTGGCATTGCTAAGATTAGCCTAGCCGGTATGGAGTTTAACTCACAAGTAATTGCTGCGGTTAACGAACTCGCTCAGGTTGGCGAGAATGGCGGGGCTGCTTAATGTCTTATAATTATCCGATTCCCATAGGTGGATATACGACGACAGCTACAGCAGCTGGAACCACTACATTAACTGTAAACAGTACGCTTTTACAATATTTCACTGGGACTACTACTCAGACAGTTTTATTGCCTGTTGTTAGCACAATGCCTTTAGGTATGACTTTCACAGTAGTTAATAACTCTACTGGCGTAGTTACAGTTCAAAGTTCTGGTGCTAATACGTTAATGTCAATGCCAGCGTCTTCTGTTGCAACTTTCACGTCTATTTCTCAAAGTGGAACTGGAACTGCATCGTGGAGTGCGAATTATTCTAGCACTGGCGCTGCGATTCAGCAGACTGTACAAACATTTACTTCAGGTTCTGGTACTTATACAACGCCAGCTAATTGTATCTCTTTAAGAGTTATTATGGTCGGTGGCGGTGGAGGAGGAGCCGGTGGTGGAACCAGTGGATATGGCGCCGGTGGTGTTGGTGGAAATACTACCTTTGGAAGTTCGCTATTAACTGCAACAGGCGGTGCTGCTGGGCAAACTGCCGCTAACGGATCAGCCGGCGGTGGAACTACTATAAATTCTCCAGCCATTAAAATTATAGGAGCTACTGGTGGTTTCGGCGGTTCATCGTCTCGCTCTGGCGTTTCTAACTCTGATAGAGGTGGAGACGGTGGGGTATCATTCTTTGGTGGTAATGGCTCTGGTGGGCCAAGCGGCGACGTAACTACTTCAACTGGTAATGCTGCTTACTCTAACTCTGGTTCAGGTGGTGGCGGTGGTGGCGTTGCAATTACTGGCAGTGCTACATATACCGGCACAGGCGGTGGAGCTGGTGGTTATATTCAAGCCATTATTAACGGACCATCTGCCACTTATTCCTACGCGGTTGGAGCTGCAGGAACAGCGGGAACAGCGGGGACTTCCGGTGGAGCTGGTGGTGCTGGCGGTAGCGGTTATATCGTAGTTATCGAAACGTATGCAAATGGTTCTGTCGGTAATGGCGGATTAGTTGCTCCTACGGTTCAGAAATTCACATCGGGAAGTGGTACATATACTACTCCTGCGAATGTTGTTTATATTAAAGTAAAAGCAGTTGGAGCTGGTGGAGGCGGTAGCGGAGGCGGTACCAGTGCGACAAGCGGTGGCAATGGTGGTAATACTACTTTCGGATCTTCTTTACTTACTGCTAACGGTGGTTCACTCGGCAACGTAAGTGGGGTTGGTGGAGCTGGTGGTACTGCTACAGTTTCAAGTCCAGCAATTCAAGTGTCTGCGATAACTGGCGGTACTGGTGGAACAGCTACAAACTGCGTTGCTGGTCAACAAGAGGTCGGCGGCGATGGTGCATCTTCTCCATTTGGTGGAGCTGGCGCCGGAACTGCAAACGGTGCCGGAGTAGCCGCAGCTACTAATTCAGGCTCTGGCGGGGGTGGTGGTTTATCTCAAAATGCCGGGGCAAATGCAGGGACCGGAGGAGGGGCTGGTGGTTACTTAGAGGCAATCATATCTCCCGCAGCGGGTGCAACATATTCTTATGCAGTAGGAGCAGCGGGAACAGCCGGGGGAGCTGGTTCCGGCTATGCAGGTGGAGCAGGTGGTTCAGGTTACATAGAAGTAACTGAATACTACGCAAACGGCGCAATTGGAACTGCAACAGCAATTACAGGTAGTTTAACTACTGCTAATTGTACATCTCCTACAAGACAAACTTTCACAAGCGGTTCGGGTACTTATACAACTCCAACAAGTCCAAGAACTCCATTGTATTTAAAAGTTACAATGGTTGGTGGCGGTGGTGGTGGTTCATCATCTGGAACTGCAAGCTGGAATTCTGGTTCTAACGGAACTGATTCTACTTTTGGATCTTCATTATTAACTGCTCCCAAAGGAACTGGTGGTGCCGGTCAAAACGGGGCTCCAGGAAGCAGTTCTGCTCCTACTGTTAATTCTCCAGCATTAAAGGTTATTGCAAATCCTGGTGGTGGCGGTGGTGCCTCAAATTACTCCGTTGGAGGCGGAACAGCAGCTGGTGGAACTGGTGGAAACAGTGGATTAGGAGGCGGTGGAGCGGCTGGATACCCTTCTGGTGCCGGTGGTTCGGTTGGTGGATCTGGTTACACAAATACTGGTGGTGGAGGCGGTGGCGCAGGTGGATCTAACTCTGCCAGTAGCTGGAGCGGAACAGGCGGAGGAGCGGGAGCATATATTGTTGCGACTATTCCTTCTCCAAGTGCAACGTATTCTTACACAGTTGGAGCAGGTGGCGCCGGTGGAACTGCTGGAACGAATGGTGCGGCTGGTGGAGACGGTGCCGCTGGTTATATTGTTGTTGAAGAATTTTACCAATAAGAAAGGAATAACATGATTGAAGTAACACTTATTTATGCAGACGGTTCACAATGGTTTGCTGGTGGATTTCCAGACATGGATTCCGCTAACAAATGGATTAATGACGAGAAGGCACGTCCCTATTCAAAGTCAGATACACAATATCAAGTAGTAGACAAATCACCAAAGGATGAGTCGTGAAACTAATCTTAATTTGTTTTGCAATCTCTCTCGCATCTTGTGTCTCAAAGCCTAATATCCAAAAGGAATGCAAAGAGCTTGGCTCAACTTCTGGATTCTATGAGTGCGAGAAATGCCCTTGGTATCTGGGCGATTGTTCGAGGATGCGATGAGCGACATCAGCGAGTACCTAGACAAGCGCTTAGATCGGCTGGAAGCAAAGGTAGACCAGCTCCTCGCTTTTAAGTGGCAGATTATTGGAGGCAGCGCTGTGCTAGCTGCCATTATATCAGTCCTAGTTCAAATTATGCTGAAGTAGTTGACTAGCTCCCGAGTCAGCTAGGTATGATTCAGCAAATTCACAAGGGAGATCCAATGCAAGAATTAAATAAAGAGCAAGCTGAGCAGGTTCTGGTTCAGTTGATTCACGGTTCAAAGCTTCTTAAAGCAGAGTACGACCTGCTTATGCAGGCAATTGCAGTGCTGAAGGCACCCGCTAAGGCAGAGTAAGAATGTCAGATGTACTAGCTAATTATACTCGCTACAAGGAAGATCCCTGGGCGTTTCTAATGGAGTGCGTATTCACGCGCGACCAGGTGGACATCAAGAATCCAGTGAAGCTACTTCCAGATCGCGAGTATGGCGAGCTATTCTGCAAAGTGTGGAAGAAATACCCAGTCATGGCGGTGCCTAAGACGCGCCGAATGACGATGAGCTGGTACACGATTGCCTTATATACGTGGGATACCATATTTCATGGAGGCAGATTGAATGCATTCGTTTCCAAGAAGGAAGACGATGCGAACGAGCTGGTAGATAGGGCTAAATTCATTGTCGATCACATTCCAGCGGACAAGATTCCCAAGGAGCTAGTACCAAAGTACAAGCACAAGTTCAATTCGCTGGATTTCTGGGAGATCGGGTCTAGCATACGCGGATTTCCGCAGGGAGCGGACCAGCTAAGGCAGTTTACGTTCTCTGGAATCTTTGGGGACGAGTCTGCTTTCTGGGAGTATGCGCAGGAGTTCTACTCTGCTAGCTTTCCTACGATAGACGGCGGCGGCAGGATGACGCTTGTCAGTTCGCCAGCGCCAGGCTTCTTTAAGAAGCTCTGCTTCGATGCGATGGACCGCCTGGGTGAGGTGAATGTAGAGGAATTCTCTCCTGATTTCACTAGGCCAATGGAGGGCGTACGCATCTGGAGGAACACTAAGAATAAGTTCCTAGTATTCGAGTTGCATTACACGGCAGACCCGAAGAAGCGTGCTTCTGAGTACAGGGAATCGATTAAGAACTCGATGCCTCTTATGGAATACTTGAGAGAGTACGAGCTGCATTGGGATACGTTCGCTGGGTATCCAGTCTATCCTGAGTTCAAGAAGCTTCATTTGATGAAAGAGCCCCCGACTCCGCAGACTGGCATTCCTATGCTTATGGGAATCGACTTCGGATTAACGCCGGCTGCTGTGATAGGGCAAATGCAGGAGGACCAGCTAATTATATTCGAGGAGATAGTAGAGATTAATATGGGAAGTGATAGATTCGCAGCTAAGCTAAAGAGCCATATTAATATGTACTATCCGGCCTGGAGTAAGCTGAGTAAGGATTGGCTTTGCTACGTGGATCCGGCTGGTATGCAGATGAATCAGAAGGACGAGACTATGTGCATACAGAGCTTGAGCGGGGTAGGGTTCAATCCTAGACCAGGACCAATTCTATTCGAGGAAAGGCGCAAGTCTGTGACTGGATTCTTGCAGAAGCTGGCTGCTAAGGGTCCCTCATTTCAAATATATGCGCTCCAGTGCCCGATGCTAGTTAAGGGATTCGAGGGAGGCTATCGCTTTGCGGACAAGGCAGGCGAGATTGAGCCAACGAAGCTACGCCCTATTAAAGATGCTTACAGCCACCCACATGATGCTTTACAATACTTATGCGCAGGTATCGCGGAGTCCAATGCCATGCTTAAAAGGCAGATTCCGAGACCAGTCTATGCGTCTCCGCAGGAGCGCAAGCAAGGAAGGCTAAGATATGGCAGCCAGTGACCAGGATTTACTATCTATCTATCAGGTATATAAGCAGGAAGCAGATCAGGCTCGGCAGAGCAGGATGCAGCAGAATAAGCTGAATTTCGACTCGTATCACATGAGGCAGGACTTCTCTTATAAGCTTAAAGGGCAGAGTAAGGAGTTCTTGCCGAAGATGGCTATGGCTGTAGAGCAGGGTGCGAACTTCATGCAGCAGGGCGTAGTTGATATGGATGACTGGTTCCGCGTGTATCCGAGCCCTGGGCTGAATGAAGATGCGATGAAAGTGAAACCTAGCTGGATATTTAAGATTCTGGTGAGGCAGCTTGAGAAAGCGCAGTTCATGCAGAAGGTGGGAGATGCTGCGAAGTTAGGAATGCTTGGCTCGTTAATGATTGCGAAGGTAGGAGGGCAGTTTAAGTCGGTGCCGAGGTACTCGGTAGATACTAAGATGAAGAATGGCTCGCTTAAGCGTAAGTTGATTAAGCAGGAGGATAAGCGCTGGCAGCTTCGCGTAGATTTGGTGCAGCCCGAGGACTTCCGTCTAGATCCGACAGGCAACGGACTCTACAGGATGCAAGATATCTATATGGACTACTACGAGATAGAGCAGCTCTCCAAGGGAGACGATGCTATCTACGATCCAGAGGTAGTGAAGCAGCTTAAGGGGTCTGGAGCTAGTAATAATACGCTTAGAGAAGGTACTCGCTCGCGTGAGACTGGGCAGAATGTATCTCATAATGGATACAGGAAGCGAATTAAGATAACTGAAGTGTGGGGCAATTTCGTAGATGCGGACGGCGTTCTTCTTTATGAGAACTGCGTAATGTCAGTAGCGAATGACCAGTATATTATACAGAAGCCTACTGAGAATCCGCTGTGGCATGGCGAGGACCCGTTCGTAGTCACGCCGCTGCTGACAGTGCCCGGCTCTGTCTGGGGCAAAGCGCTTATGGATGCGCCTGCGGCGCTTAATCAGGCAATCAATGAAATGTTCAACTTGATTCTTGACGGTGGAATAATGTCAGTGCATGGAATCAAGCAACTAAGGGAGAACTGGCTTGATGATCCTGCACAAGTTGAAGATGGCATTGCTCCTGGCGATACGCTTAGGGTTAATAGCTCTTGCCCTCCTGGCGCTACTGCTCTTGAACGTGTAGATACAGCAACGGTGCCTACCGATGGCATAAATGTATTCAATTTGCTTCAGCAGGAGCATAACGTAGCAGCGCTGACCAATGACTTCAGGATGGGCGCACAGCCATTTCGTCAGGTAAAGGCGACTGAGGTAGTTGAGTCGAGCCAAGCTATCACGAGCATGTTCTCTGGGTTAGCTAAGC